ATGGCTAACAAGCAAGAATTAGTAGATTCAGTTGCTAAGGCAACAGGTTTGACAAAGAAGGATGCTACTGCATCAGTTGACGCAGTTTTTGCATCAATCGAAGAAGCATTGAAGAACGGTGAAAAGGTTCAATTGATCGGCTTTGGTAACTTTGAAGTTCGTGATCGTGCTGCTCGTAAGGGCCGTAACCCACAAACTGGTGAAGAAATTCAAATTGCTGCCTCAAAGGTACCTGCATTTAAGCCAGGTAAAGCTTTGAAGGATGCCGTTAAGTAATTAATAGCCATTTATACCGCTGTTTTACAGCGTTTCTGGGGAAAATTGGGGAAAGTAACTTATTAATCCCTAATATTATCCAGTATATTAAGAGCAAGCTCACGTTGAGTTTGCTCTTTTTCTTTTAGCATGTGGCTATACACGCTGAGCGTTATTCCAATGTTAGAGTGTCCAACTCTTTTGGAAATATAGTCGATGTCCACACCGTTGTGTAAGAGGTAGGAGACGTGCGAATGGCGTAAGCCATGAAATCTTATCGGATGAACGTTGGCTGATTTAAGTATCCTTCTTAAATTATTTTGTACGGTTTGATTTGACCAATAGTAAAACAGATTCAACTCATTATTTTTATTAAAATAATCAGTCATTGTTTTTGTCAACCTTGAAGAAATCGGAATAATTCGTATAGATGATTTATTTTTAGGCTTAGTAACCATTTTTGCTCCGCTAGAATATGATTTTGTAACGCTTACTTCCTGTTTTGCCAAATCAAAGTCTGATCTAGTCAAAGCCAGTAGCTCCCCGTATCGTGCTCCAGTTTCGATTGCGATTAATACCAGAAGGTGGAAACGGTCTGCGTTTTCTATAATTGAATAGAGATAGTCTTGTAATCTCTCGAATTCTTGAGCATCGAGATAATTTTGTATACTTGTTTGCTTTTTACTACTGACTGCTTTAAGTCTTCCAAATACGTCACGTTCAATATAACCATCAACATAAGCATCTTTTAGGGAGCTTTTAATAGTTGTAGTGATGTTTTTTGTCGTTTCTAGTGAATGAGTATGACCGAACTCTATAATGCGTTCTTGGGCGATAGAGGGGGTTATTTGAGATAACTTCAACTCTTCAAACATAGTAGCGATATTCTTGGCGTATGTTTGATATTTCTTCATAGATGATATTCTGACGGTTGGCTCTTTGTATGTTTTCAACCATTCAAGATAATAATTACTAAAGGTCATTTTTGATTTTTCTGGGTCATATCCGTTTTTGACCTTAACCTCTTCCTTAGCAGCCCACAACTTAGCTTCACGTTGTGTATCAAATGTAGAAGTTACTTTCTTGAAAACCCCGTGTCCGTTAACATAAGAGACGACTGCCCGCCATTTTTTACCACGTTTTTCAAAACTTGCCATATAAAAAAAGCCTCCTTAAAAAGGGGGCGCATATCTGGTATAATGATATGGAACGCCCCGTGCGTTTGTAGTATACTTTTAGCACACCTTGACCGTCCAAAGTTTAGGGTGTGCTTTTTTATTTGTTTATTTTAGAGACTTCATTGTCTATTATGTACGCCCGAAAGGGCATTTATTAATTCAAATCAAAAGTAATTGTTTCTTTTTGTGAAAAAATACTTCCACTATAAATTAACTTTAGTTTGTTAGATGTGTTAGCTTGTCCGACGAGATTACCAGTGACGCTGCCTCCTTTGGCAAGCGTTCCACTATTTAATGTATCGTTAACGCTAGATGTAATCTCAGTCACATCAGTTTGGTTGCCGTTGTCATCAAGTTTGAAGTCGTATGGGTTGTATTCATACTTTTCATCACCATTGTTCGTCATAGTGATATTCATGACAACGTATTGCTTACCCGAGTCAGGAGAGTCAACATCTGGGTCGCCATCCGTGAAGTCAACTTTATTAACTTTGAATTGAACGCCTTTGTATTCTGCCGTTTCACCAACTTTAAAAGTTGATTGTGCTTTTGAAGAACTTGAAGCGGTTTTAGATGATGAACTATCTACTTTTTTAGCAGAATCATCTGAATTACCACTGCCCATTTGAGAAAAGATTACAATAACAACAATAATTGCTAATATAATAAACCAAACTCGTTTGTAGAAAGGCTTCTTTTGCACGTAAGTCTTCCCATCGTCTCCAACTATTTTCTTACTCATATCTCTAATCTCCAAAGCTTTTTAATGTGGACGCTCGGCACATAATATGTACACCGCATAGCGGTTTATAGAACAACAACACCGATAATTTGTGTCTCGTGTGTTTCATCAATAGGCATATCATCATAACTCTTATTCAAAGAAACGAAACGTGCGCCTTTTTCATCATTGACGTACTTTTTTACGTATGCCTGATTATCATAGTAGGCGATAACAACTTGACCACTGCGTGCTTCAAACGTTTTCTTAACAAAGATAATCTGCTTGTCTTCAAACAGTGGTCTCATAGATACACCATTGACGATAACGGCATAATCATGTTCAGGAACAACGCCCTCATAGGGTACAAGTTCAGGGTTATTGTCTAATAGATATTCACCTGTACCGGCAGATACAGCTCCGTACAATTTAACTTCGTTCTTTACAGGCATTGAGATAATGTTGTTTTGTTCATTATATTGTTGTTTAGCAAAGTTGTAAACGTTATTCTGACGTTTTTCAGTCAACCTCACAGCAACTTTACTTATATTAGCTACAATAGAATCCTCAAAGTTATAGAGTTGTTCAGGGGTTATTCCTAATCCTTTACATATGTTGATGATATTTTCCATTTTAGCATTAAGAACACCACGTTCAAGAATAGAGCGAACAGTTGTATAAGGTACTTTAATTTGTTCGGAAAAGTTTCTAACCGTTCCATACTTGGCTTCCATTAAATCTTTGAGATACATTTCTCTATTCATAAGAAATCCTCCATGTTTATATTTTAACATACGAAAAATCGCATATCAAGAAAATAAAATAAATAAATACGAATTTTCGTGTTGACATTGTACGAATTTTCGTATACAATGAATTTGTGCTTAAGTGATGGCACAAAAAATTTTACGTTCAATGTACGAAAATTCGTACAGAAAGGAGGACATATGCTGAATAACCTTGAAAAGCTTCGTAAAGAACGTGGAGTTACTTTAGTCGACATGGCGGACTTACTCCACGTCCGTTACCAAACCGTCTCAGATAAGATTTCAGGCACATCAGATTTTAAATTTCAGGAAGCTGTTCTAATTCAAAAAAACTTTTTTCCTGAATTTGATTTAGTATATCTGTTTTCAAATGAAAACTTATCAAAACAAACCGCATAGAAAGGAATTGAAAAACATGAAATTTGAAATAAGAAGACCAAAAGGTGTAGAAGATGGTTCGCCAAGTTATAAATACGAAATATATCTGAATGGACAACGATTAGATGAGGGACTTATTGACGTAGAAATAAAAATGCCAGCAAAGTCAATACCAAAAGTGATATTAACTCTACTGCCAAATGATTTAACCGCATCAATAGATGCTATTAAGGATATCAACGCTTCGCATAAGGAAAGCTGATAACTACGTTGTTTGAATAGTCTGTGTATGTTTCAGGCAATCCAAATTCGTTAGCCAAACGATTAACTGTATCAGCAACGTCACGTTGATTAAATTCAGGAAAAGAAAAGTCCGCTGAACCGTTCTTAACTTCTTCCCGAATAGCACTGGCAATTCTACCATCATAAGCCATATGAAATACTCCTTTCATAAGACTAGGCAAATGAGCCAGTAATTAAATTTTATCACAACCAGCATAGGAGGAAATTATGGAAAACAAAAATGTAGTAATTGTAGAACCAGCAAATGATAAAGATTTTGGAACCACGGTTTTAAATTCAAAAAACTGGGATCGAATCGTCATCACTGATTCAAATGGAAAAAAAGTAGCAGAAATTAACGGTGAGACCGCAACTCCTGCTACTGGATACTTGGTTAAAATGTATCCTAACTTTGATTAACCCTTTGGTGGGTGAGGGTCGTTCCCATAAGAACTTCGGTCTCTGATTTTACCATCACGACCATGAGTTAGTTCTTCTGAGTTTTGGTTCTTGGCAATGTCTTTAGCCTTCTTAACAGCGTCAGACTGTTTTGCATAATTCGCGGTGGCACGTGAATTTCCTTCGCCTTTGACATTCCAACCACCAGCGCCATCTGGGACGACATGTTGATTTTTACCCATAAAATTAAATCCTTTCCTAGACTAGGCAAATGAGCCAGTAATTAAAGGATAGCACAAAAAAACCTGACTAAATGGACTAGTCAGGCGGAATATTAACAATTTAATTATAACACGAAAGGAACAGTAACATGGCGACAGCATTTCAATTAACACCTGAGCGTGTTGAAAAAATAGAAACATACAATCGAATAGGTTGGCCGAACTTGATGACGATTTCATTATTGGAGTTGTACACACAAACTAGTCAAGATACATTACGATCAGTTTTCCTAAGCAGAGACGATGCGCCGTTCATTAAATATCATCAACGTGGTGGTGTGATTCCACGAAAAGCATGGGACGCGTTTACGGCTGCTATATCAGTTGGGAAAACATATGAGGGTGAAATTTAGAAAGGTAAACAACATGAACGAAGTAGAAGTATTCAATTTTAAAACAAATGAAGTAAGAACAGTGTTGATTAACCAAGAAGTGTGGTTCGTAGGGAAAGATATTGCTGAGGCGCTTGGTTATAAAGACACAGTAAATGCTATAAAGTCTCATGTTGATGATGAAGATAAACAGGGGTGGCAAATCACCACCCCAAACAGAATGGCAAATATTATTAGTCAATCAGGAGTTATATCCCTAGTCCTATCAAGTAAGCTACCGGATGCACGAAAGTTCAAGCGTTGGGTAACATCAGAAGTTATTCCAAGTGTATTGAAGCACGGTGCATATATGACTGATGCAAAGATTGAACAGGTACTAACTGATCCAGATACTATTATCCGTCTAGCAACTGAATTAAAAACAGAACGTCAAGCAAAGTTGGAACTTCAACAAAATAACTTGGTGCTTAATCAACAGGTAAATGAACTGAAGCCAAAAGCAGATTACGCAGACGTCATTCTCAATAACAAAGCACTAGTGACAATTACATTTATTGCCAAAGACTACGGTATGAGTGGTGTCAAGATGAATGAATTACTTCATGAATTGGGTGTTCAGTACAAGCAGGGTACTACGTGGCTATTGTATGCAAAACATCAACGCAAGGGTTGGACACAATCAGAAACACATGAGGTCATCAAAAAAGACGGGACGACTAAGCTAGTTCCGAATACGAAGTGGACTCAAAAGGGACGACTTGGCTTGTACGAACTGCTAAAGGCAAATGGATACTTACCATTAATTGAACAAGAACAAACAGCATAAGGAGGAAATAACATGTGGTTTTTACAAATAATAGCAGTAGCAATCGTGCTTGTATTCGTTTTCGTAGGTGGCATGATACAAGGTGAGTCACAAGAGCGTGAGCATCAACGTAATAAGCACCGTTTGGAACGCATGGGTGGCACAAATGGTAGCAACAAGTACATGCGGGTTAAATAAGGAGAATAACAATGGAACAATTAATTAAATTATTACAAGGTTTGTTAGATGGTGAATTTGAGTTAAAAGAGTTTACACGATCGAATAAAGAAAATGATGACAACACAACAACTATGAGTTTTGGATTCGATGTCATACAAAAAGCCCCACGTGATGAGTGAGGTAGTTCGTTAAAATCTTGGCAAACTTAACAGATTATCTGCGGTTGTTTGATTAGGTTTTGTCCTAATGTATGCAGGGCGACCGGATGGATGCACAGACTCAACCTGGGCTTTACTACCGAGGTGGTCAGTAAAAAAGTATTCCATTCTACTATCAATGAAACCAACAACTTGACGAACGCTTTCAACAGTACCATCTGAAAGTTTTACATCTGTTATATGATCTTCTGAGCTATTGTATTCGCTGTCTACTCTTACGTGAGTAATCTCGTACGACATTATAATTCTCCTTCTGTATCTTTTGGGATAATCGGATACTCTCAAATTTACAAACGTCAATATCGTCTTGAACGCTTGTAATTACATTGTATTGCTTATAGACAATAAAACAAGGACGGAAAATGACCTTGAAAATTAATAAAAAAATAGATGAAAAACTGAATAGTATCAACAAAACCTGGTATTGGTTATCTAAGAAATCCGGTATTTCGCTAGGAACTTTATACCCAATCAAATCAGGTGCCAGAACACAAATAACATTTTCCACAATGGAAAAAATAGCTGATGCACTAGATGTCAGCTTAGATGAATTTAGAACAAAAAAATAAGCGCCTAACTGCTGCAACAGTTAAAGCGCTGGATATAAATTATTTGAATGAAATTTATATCTCGATTATAGCAAGAAACGAGGTAAATGCAAATGGTAGTGACATTACCTGAACCATATAAACCACGAAATGATTTTGAACGCGATTATTTTGAGGGAAAAGAAGCTGTTCCGTTTCACGAGAAATTTTTGTATGTTTATGCATTAAATAATACAGATGAAGCCGACTTTATGTGGATGACTTATGAAGAATTGCAAAAAGAATGCTACTTCGTTTATGTGGTCAAAGTCGGAACGAAAGAAGTTGTTTGTGCCGGTGAAGCACTTGGTACGTATTTGGAAAAAAACTGTTTAAACGGTGTGTACAAAGGAATATTAACGCCTTATAGCACGTATGGTGAAGAAGCAATTAAAGAATTGGAGTGGAAGTAATTATGGCAAACGAAATAACAATTATTGATGACTTTGGTCAAAACTTCGGTCTTAGCCTTTTGAATGACAAAGAACAGTTACAAGGATTGACAAACGAACAATTGGAAGACTTAGTCTATCTTATTAAGCACTTGAAAGTTGGCATTTCCAATGTTGACAAGGAACTTAAAGGGCGGTTAGATGATGGCTCACAGTTCAAACACATCACGTATAGTGAGAGCAAAACGCAGTCACTGGCAAAGGATGACGAAAAAATTAAAAAGGCATTTGTCAAAAAGCATGGTTGGGAATCTGTAGAAGTTAAATCACCAAAACAACTAAAAGATTTATTTGGTGAAAAGATTCAAGATGATCTAGATAAAGTAGTGGTTTATGGCACACAGAATCGGGTGAAATATGAGTGATTATCAAAACCTATACGAGGCATTAGCTGAAACGCAGAATAATATCGAACAACCAAAAAAAGATGCCAGTAATCCAATGTTCAAATCAAGTTATGTGACTTTGGACGCTGTTATTAATTCAATCGTAAAAGCTCGTAAAGAGGCAGGTGCAAAATTCTTTTTCACTAATGTTGTCGACAACGGAGTAATGCTTACTAGAATTATTGGTTATGGCGAAACGATAGATTTAATCGGTTCAAAAATTGCTGATGATTTAGGGAACAGAGGAACAAACTCAGCTCAAGCAGAAGGGTCAGCATTGACATATGCAAGACGATACAGCTTATCCATGGCGTTTGGTATCGCAAGTGATGTTGATGATGACGGCAATGCAGCAAGTAAAAATACAAAGCGCCAACAAGCACCACAGCAAAAACTGATTACCAAAGAACAGCTGCAATTATTAGAACGATTGATTGCGGATACATCAAAAATAAGTGGTAAAGACATGATGGCCTATACCTTAAAATCTGTCGGTGTATCAGCCCTCAAATTCGTTCAAGAATCAAACTACAAAGCATTATTAGCAAAAGTAACAGAATGGCATCAAAAAGCAGAGGAGCAAGCAAATGAATCAAGTGAACCTAACGGGACGACTAACTAAGGATATTGAATTACGTTACACACAATCAGGCAAAGCAGTCGGAAGTGGAACGGTAGCTGTTAATCGTCGATTTAAACAGCAAGATGGCCCGACAGCGGACTTTATCAATTTCACCATGTGGGGTAAAGCGGCAGAAAACTTTTCAAACTTCACACACAAAGGCTCTCTAGTTGGTTTGGGTGGTGAATGGCAGACACGTAACTATGAAAATAATGCTGGTCAGCGAGTTTATGTAAATGAACTCAACGCTAATACTTTTGACCTATTAGAGCCAAGAGGCGAACAGCCACAATCTAGTCAATCAAACAATGTGAATGTTGCTGATGTTAATCCATTCGCCTCTAAAGGAAATAGTCCATTAGATATCAGCGATGACGACCTACCATTCTAAGAGGTGACACATGGCACAAAGGAGAATGTTTAGTAAAAAAGTCACCGACACTGATACTTTTCTTGACATGCCGTTGTCAACGCAGGCACTGTATTTTCACTTAAATATGCATGCAGACGATGACGGATTTATAGATAACACTAAAACAATCCAACGAATGATTGGATCTAGTGATGACGATAGAAAGTTGTTAGTTGCGAAACAGTTTCTATTACCATTTGAAAACGGGTTAGTAGTTATAAAAGATTGGCGAGTTCATAACTATATACAAGGCGATAGGTATCACAAAACCCAGTATATCAACGAAAAAAGCCAACTTGTTGTTGAAGAAAATAATATGTATACAAAACGTATACAAGATGTATCCAACATGGATACGCAGGTAAGGTTAGGTAAGGTTAGGTTAGGTAAGGATAGAAAAGATATATTGTCCGGTTCCGAAGAACCCGACCAACTCCCTTACAAAGAAGTTGTTCATTATTTGAACGGAAAGACTGGCAGTAAGTATCGAAGTAGTGGAACTAAAACTAAAAAATCAATCAAAGCAAGATTTAACGAGGGATTTAGTTTAGATGATTTCAAAACTGTGATTGATGTTAAAAGCAAGCAATGGTTAACAGATCAAAAAATGAAACAGTACCTAAGGCCTGAAACATTGTTTGGAACTAAGTTTGAAAGTTACTTGAATGAAAACGAGGTAACTAGCAAGCTGGCAATGAAGAACGGAGGCTACGGAACAAGATGAATAGCCTCAAGGAGATGTTGGAAAACGATGAACGCTTTACTAAGAACAAGGTTAGCGATGAAGAATTGCAAGCATGGCGTGAAAAGGTAGAGCGTGAAGACCAGGAACGAGTTAGGCAAGCATTGTTTAATAACAGGGCACGTATCTACAAGCGAGATAGCGTGTGGGGAACTAGCGGTGAGCAGACGTTCACATTTCAGAAGTGGAATCCAAAAGTGCAACCTAATCAAAAGTTAGCCCACGACATTTGGAAAAAGTCAGCAGATATCACTAAAAGAATGTTTGATAGTAATTTCAACGTTCTGTTCTACGGTGAAGCTGGTACTGGTAAAACAGCCATGGTGTTGGCAATCATTGATGCACTGAAACAGCACTCGAATAAGTTGAGTATGTTTGTCAGCGTTATGGACTTACGAGAACTGATTATGTATGACTTCAACGACAATGAAGCAGCTATCAAGATAAAGAACATTGAGCGATCAATGCGTGAAGTTGATGTGTTGATACTTGATGACTTTGGTTCTGAAGCTGGTGGTATGAAAAACGAAGGTAGTGCCACTGAAAGATTACAGCAATTCTGGTTTCGAGTTGCTGAAGCAAGGCAAGTGAAAGACAAGGATGGCAACAAGCGTTACAGCACTATCGTAACCACAAACAACGATAGGGGCGATTTGGAACGCATGTACAACAAGAAGATTGTTAGCCGACTGATTACAAAAAAAGCAGAGAACACGGTTGTGTTTGACGGATTGGACGATGTCAGAGAATGAGTTATCAAATGATTTGTACAGAAAACGACAGAGTGATTATGCGAGACCCAAGAGTGTTCACGAAGTTTGATGATGTGGAGTACGCATTAGCAAAGCGCATGTGCGTTGACAGTGAACCTTGGAATTGGGGCATTGAAATAGTGTAGGAGTGCTTAGTGACTGAATTATTTGGACAAGTAAATAAGCTAGATCCAAACAAAGGGTTAGTCACATTGCAAATGAGTGATGATGATTTGCGCACATTGCAGAAGTATCACGCAACCAATCAGAAACAAGTTCTATCGGTGGTAGCTAGTGATGATAATGAACCAACACCAAAACAGCGTAGATTTGCGTTTGCGCTACTTAATGACATTTGGTTATCACAGGTAGGTGGAGCGTGGTTAGAAACCGTAGAAAGTACAAGAAGGCACTTTTACGGAATGTACGAGTATTACCACGGTTTAGACTTTGGCGAATTTAGCCTGAGCGCAGTCAAGGGCAACAAGTCGGACACAAACGAGTTTATCAACATGTTATTAGATTATGCAGTTTTGCATAATATCGGTTTGAGTGTGAAGCCGTTGAATGAATTAGAACCACAGGAAATAGCGCATTGGGAATATCAGTGTCTGATGAACAAGTGTTGCGTGATATGTGGCAAGAGACCTAGTGACCTGCACCATTTAGACACGATTGGTCAAGGTGTAGACAGGCGCAAGACTAACCATTTGAAACTCAGAGCCGTGCAATTATGTCGTATCCACCATCAGGAGGCGCACTCCTTAGGAATTGAGACATTCTTACAGAAATACCACCTGACAGGCATCAAGATAGATGAGCGCATAGCAGAGGTTCATAGATTAAATACCAGATAGACAATAACAAGCGTTTTAAGGCGTTAAACGCTGTTTATGTACAAATACTAAACAACATTTAAAACGTCAAATAGGACGGTTTCTGTGGACGTGAAAGCAAATGAAAAGGAAGGACTATGGTAACAAAGATAAAGCCAAAAGCAGAAAGAATTTGGGCATTGTTCAAAGGTGATGAATTTATTGCAGAGGGAACACCTAGAGAAATTGCTAGAAAGACGGGTAAAAAATTTGACCATTTAATGTTCATGACACGTCCGTCTTATGTCAATAGATTTGTATCTGACAAAAAATACAAAACCAAAGGGAGGTTAGAAATGGTCGAGTTAGAAGATGAATAACAATAAAATTTATTTCAATATTGAGCAGTACCGAGATAAAACTTTGAATAAGTATATAAATGCAGAAAGAACGAATAGATATGCGGGTTCCGGATTGAAAAAGAAGGGGACGTTATATGCTAAAAGAATAGTTGAACAAGCCATGGTTGATGGCATTATATTTAATTGGCCTTGTAAATTGAAATTTGACTGGTATTTAGCAGACGGACGAATTGACCCAGATAATTGGGATTTCATAAAGAAGTTCATATTCGACGGCATGCAAAAAGCAAACGTGCGAGGGGTGACGTTTTTAGGGAACGACAATATCAAACACATCAACGGATATGATCATGATTTTTATATCGACAAAGATAACCCGCGATTGGAGATATACGAACTGGAGAAATAATAATGACGAACTATGCAGCTGAATTTTGTGACAAGGAAAGAAAATTCGGATTTGACATGGCTGCCGAGTGGATGCAGTCAAAATTAAAAATAGAACCAGGCGGTGAAAATTCAAGCCATTGGAGCGATAAACAAACGGAAACATTAATTTCTATGCTTGATGAAGGTAAAGAATTCAGGGCAATTTCGAACGCGATTGGTAAAACCACTGTTCAAATATATGCCAAGCGCAGAAAGTTAATTGAAAAAGGGCTCGTGGAAGCGCCAGAAGAAACGCCGTCAGAAGCCAAGCAAAAACGAGTAGTGAAGTTTAAACAGTTGACGAAAGCTGGCGTTACAGACGTTCATGAAATCGCTAAACAATCTGGCTGTAACGAATCATCGATATATGGTTATGCCAAAGAAATGGGTTATGAAATTAATAAAGGTAAGGTAATTTTATGAGAAAACTACAAATCACAGGACTAACAATATCTATCTTGCTAATGCTAATTAGCGTTATCGCTGGATTGTTCATGGTTATCAATTTTGAATTAGCAGTGACATACGTAATTATATTTGGTCTTGATGCAGCTGTTTTTTATGTATTTATGAGGAAGGGTGATTAACATGAACGAATGGCACAAGAAATCCACAGATGATTTACGGAAGTTTTTGGAGGGCGAAAATGACGTTTGATGAAGCATGGAACCAAATAGTAGATAGTTCATTACCTTTTCAGATACCTGATGAAGCTAGTGATGCAGAAGTATTAATATCCGATTTAAGTGATATTTTTGAGGACCTAAAACAAGAATATGCGCCAACTGTTGAGATGCCAGCTGAAGGAAAAAAATATTTTGACAGTGCAAAGAAATATCCAGACGAACAGCTATTTGATTCGTTTGCAATCTTTGATTCTAACAGTAAACGTGAAATGCAAACCATGCTTGGGACTAGTGACATTCGTGGTCTAACAAACGGTTATCAAACAATGGCTGGATCATTTGCAAAAAATAGCGAAAGTACTGATGAAATCATGAAAAAGTATACTGTGCCATTTATGCAAGCATGGTTACACCCAGAAACAATCAAGGTAGTTGACGAATAGTTAGATGAGCAAGGTGTGGCTCAACTCAAATAATGATTTATAAAGACAAGTATCAACACTTGTACAGTTATACCAAAAATAGAAATTACTTTCGTGCCATGACTATGTATTAAAAAGCCAATCCACAGAGTGATTAGCAATAGAAAAATCATCAAATAAATTAAAGCGCGAAGTAATTGCAATGTCATGCTTAGTTATCCAATCGTTTTTTAACATTATAACATTTAGAAGGGAGATTCATGAAAATCATAGACATAGAAGTGTACATCGTGGGTTATCGCAAGACAGATAATGACGAGTGGGAGACATCGGGTAAGACGTACGGTAATTTGATTGACGCACAAGCAGTCATGAATAAATTGAGTAAAGAGACGAAACAACAGTTGAAGTTGTTTAAATTTGGAAGGGCAGTACCAGTGGAGTAGAAAGGGTGACATGGCGGATAGAGTTGATAGCATTTTGAGAGACTACTTCTCTGGTCGTCTCGATTTAAAAATTAAACAGCGTATAGAAACGATACGGTATGACAGTCAAGAAGTTGATGAGAATATTGGAGGTGGTCGAGCACAGAATAAACACACACGTCCAGTTGATGACATGGTGATACGTATTGAGCAGGATAGATACCTTAATAGCCTCAAAAAGCAAAAGGAAGATGTTGAGCGCTGGATAGCCACGTTTGAGCCAGACAAGCAGAAAGTAGTTGCGTATTATTATGCAAGCAAGTCTGTCACGTGGGTTAAGGTTGCACAGCAGTTTCACATATCTGAAAGAACAGCGATCGCTTGGCGCACAGAAGTCAAACACATATTAGGCGCAGTCCTATAATACTGCGGTTTTTATGCAGTTTTATGCATAAATATGGGGTTATATTTGTATCATCAGATAATTGAGAAGTCAATGATGTGGTATCATCTTTCTTGTAAAAGGAGAGATGATTTATGAGCAAAAAAGAAATTACTTGGTCGCAAGTTGTAACCTGGCTTTTGACAATAATTGCTGTTGTTATATCTGCTTCCAGTGGTATTTATCAATGGAATCAAAGTAAAAGATACAGTCAAAATACACATCAAATATTATTCAACTCAGCAAAATTGGCAGAGTACGATATAGACTTGTTAATCAAGAAAGCTAATGAAGCGGAAAACAATCATTTGGAGTATGGTCAATTAAAGTTTCAAATAGATAGTTTGAATCAAAATTTGGAAACGATAAAGTCGGTTAATGTAACTTCTTTGCCAAAAGATGACACAATGAATTATCAGGTATATAGGCAAGATTTAAATAGCGTAATATACCTGATAAATTCATATATTGATGGATTGAGGGAAGATCTAAATAAAAATTTGACAGAATGGGAATTACTCAACACAAGCAAAAAACGTATTGAACATTTTGTAGACGGAATGGTTACTGCACAAAATGTTATTAAACGTGATAAGACATCACTAAAAAGTAAAATAAATTTATACGACGCAAACTATAAGTAAATTTTAAAAAATAGAAGAAGGTAAATAGTGGAACTAATTTATATATTTGGGCCAATGGTTTTATCTATAATTGCTTTGGTGATATCCACTTTTCAAATCGGATATACAGTTGGCAAAAATAAAAATGCCGGAAAAGACTCAAAGGATAATTAAACAGGTTTATTGCTCATCCATTAAAAGCAACGTTACACACGCTTCGGAAAAAGCCACTGTGTATGTAAAAATACGATAGGTTGGAATATCTATCATTATGACAGGTGGCGGAAAAGGTAGACGCTAGACTATAAGATATTGTACTTTCCGGGGTCTGGAAAGTTGGCTGGAATCAATATCATGTAAGGTGCAAATCCTTGCCCTGTCAATTGCGGTACGTCCGCACAACTTAATAGCAGTTTTGATTAATCATTATGATATAGTGATATTAATATAAATTTTAGGAGATATTAATATGATTAGTTTGGATTTGGTTATTCAATCATTAGGAGTAATAGCCGCTATTTGGTTGATCGCTGTTGTTAAAAAAATTCCGGATTCGGTGTCTGATAAAATAAGAGACGAAAGAAATTTCACGCATACAAAGGAACTACAAATTGATAATTTTTTCAGGCAGAATAGCGGTTCGAAAATGCAAGAGGTGTTGATTGCATGGGTTGAAATTTTAAACGATGCAGATAAAGTAGAAAAAATGTCTAAAAATGGAGGCATTCAAAAATTGTTAAACAATACTGTTGGATACTCTTCACCAAAGACAGTCAAACTGATGGGACTATTTTTTCAGAGTTTGTACTCAGTTGACTCAAAAACAAGTGAAGACGAATCATCCGACATGTCGTCTCTGGTATACGTTGCAATGATAGCAAGTTCGTTAAAGTATGATTTTTCTGGAGAAAATGTTGATCCCATTGATTTATTAAGAATTAAGTTTAACGACTACGCTCTACACGAACAAGAAATGCTAGAGTCACAAAAGGTCATAGAAAAATCTCTTGAGAGTTAATTAGGAGGCGAAATGGAAAACATAATTACTCAATATGCTATTGCAATAATAATTTTGGCTATTCCATTGTCTGCAATTTTTTATTTTATTTATAAGTGGTTAAAAAAATAGCAGTCGCTTGCCTGCGATTGCGTACATATTTGCACCTTAACTGGTGCTTTTTTATTGAAAAGAAAGAAGAACTTGTATGACAACGTTTAAAGGAACATGTCGTTTTTGTCAGCAAAGAGAAGTGATATGAAAATAGATCGCGATTATGGACTTGTCGCCAGTGATGCTGAATTAAACATCTACCGCAGGCTAGACAGGCAACAAAAATATAATAAGAAACACAAGAAGGCATCTAAACGTAAGTCGAATACAGACAAGCGCAAAGATGCCTTTTATGATGATAGGAAGTGGCAGTGATGGCCAATATCAAATGGACTGATGAACATAAGAATAGAGTTGCAGAGCTAGGTGCACAAGGATTGTCATCTAGCAAAATAGCTCAAAAATTGTTTGATGAATTTGGTGTCAATTTAAGCAGACGGACTGTTTCACGATACCTATCAACAGGACACACTAGCAGTAGATACGACAAATTGAAAAAGAATACGAGCAAAGTGAAAGATGTAAAACGTGGCACTGAAATCGTCATCAACAAGGACGGTAGCACAACATCATCTACAACAATGCAGATGACACAAGAGCAAGCTAAAGACCCAGAGTTCGTATTAAGAGCACATGGCTTTAATCCTGATGATTGGGATATTGTATCAGCACGCAATAACTTTTGGCAGCAGAATAGCCAAGAGAATGGCTTGATTGATTTGTACCAGTCTAAGATTACGGTTAAGCCTAAAGTTGATAATGAATTAACGCCACAAGATATTGCTAAGCTGTTTAAAAAGGATATTGTTCCATATAAAGTTAAGCAAACGTCACACGATGCTCATAATTTAGTCGTACCGCTTCCTGATATGCATTTTGGTATAACTACACTAGAAGATGTTAAAAGTCACTTAGATAAGCTATTAGGTATCTTAAACAAAGGATACAAAACAATTGTTATAGAACAGCTAGGTGATTTATTCCATTCTAGTCAAATGCGGTCGTCACAAACTATGCGAGGAACCATGTTAGATGAAGTCGATATGGTACAAGCCATTGAAGATGCTAAACAGTTCTTTGATATTCTGGTACCAGCTTGCTTGAACAACAGCACATCTGTTTACATTAAACAAATGGCAGGGAATCATTCAGGGAATATGGAGTATGTTTTCATGGAGTATTTGAAAGCTAAGTTTCCACAAGTTGTGATCAAAAACAATATTAAATATCGTGATGCTTACTTGTTAGATAATGTAGGTATTATGATAGCTCATGGTGACTTAGCACCTAAGAACTTACCTATGTTAATGGCTAATGAGTTTGGAGGTGTCTGGTCGTTATCTCACAGTAAAGAGATACACAAGGGTCATTTCCATAAAGAGAAAACCATTGATGAGGGTGGTGTGATTAGCCGACAACTTGGAACAGTTAAGCCTAATGATAAGTATGAAATCAGTAATGGTTGGACGTTATCCAAAAAAGAGCTATATGCACTTGAATATGATAGTGACAAGTTAGTTGCCGAGTGGCACGTTTAGGAAAATATTATGTTTGAAAAGTTGTTGAAAATATTTTTTAAACTCGTAATCACAATTCTATGTTTGTCTACTTTTGCTTTAATAGTGATTTTTGCATATTACGCATTTCAGTTTAACGATATGACATTGAAACAGATAGCATTGTTTGATGGACTGGTTAAGACATTATTTATTTATGTAGTGGGCGGTTGGCTTGCGATAGCGTTGGTTGCCTGCCTATTAAGTATACGGTTAAATAAGTAAACTAACATTTTCTAATCCAACCCACGTCTCTCTAGTAGTATAATTACTGCAAAAGGAGAAATGTTATGTTGCAATTACAAGAAGGAACGCATTCTGGTCAAACTGATTCTGGTAAAAAAATTGAATATTCTTTGTTTTTTGTTGGCGGTATAGGAGAACCTGGAGAATATCAACTAGATTTTAAAGTTGAAGGAGAAACGCAAAGCTATAGCATGATTATAAAACGCGGACAAACCGCCGAACTTTCCGGAGTAAAAATTATATTTTAAATCTTAATTAAGCGCATAAGCGCTTTTTATTTTTCACTAAAACATTGAAAGGAGGTGACACAATGACATGAAATTAACACCAAAGCAGAAGAAGTTTGCTGATGAGTATATCAAGACCGGAAACGCAACGCAGTCAGCGATTGAAGCTGGTTATAGTAAGAAAACAGCTGCAGTGATTGCGACAGAAAACCTAATAAAACCTAATATAAAAACATACATAGAAAAGTGCATGGCTGACATAGCGTCAAACCGTGTTATGAGCTACACAGAAGCCGTTGAACTGCTTACTAGTATAGCTAGAGGTGAAGAGAAAGAAACAGTCGTTGTGTCAACTCCTATAGGTGTGGAAGAAGTCGAAAAAGAGCCAGATACAAAGACACGTATTATTGCTGTCAGAGAAATACTTAAACGCTATCCAAATAATGATAAGTTAGTCGAACAGCAAATACGTAAGATTAGTGCTGAAGCTGACATTGCTGAAGCTAATGCAAGAGAAGTTACTGATAATGGCACCGCTAATGAGATACGTGTGATAGGTTTCGATAGGAGGGCAGAAGAAGATGAACGTAGCTAAATTAGTTAATCCAGCTTTTGACCATTTATGGGAAACAAACGCATCTAATATTATCGAAGAGGGCGGGCGTGCCAGTACCAAATCTAGTGCGATTAGTATGTATCTTGCAATGGGTATGATGGCTGATAAAAATGCTAATGTGGTTTGTTATCGTAAGGTAGCCGGTAATCTCAAACGTAGCGTTTATGAGCAAATCAAGTGGGCTTTAGATGAATTACATGTATCGTGGCTATTTCGCTTTAAAACGTCACCTATGGAGATTATAGATAGACGTAATGGCAGTGGCTTTTACTTCTCTGGTGTCGATGACCCTAGCAAACAAAAATCTTTCAAGATAGCCAAGGGATACGTACGTTGGTTGTGGTTTGAAGAGGCTACTGAGTTTAGTAATTTCACCGAGATACACACAGTTCAATTATCATACACACGTCAAAAGCTACCTAAAGGCATGCAAGTTGTTACGATATTCTCGTATAACCCACCACGTAATCCTTATGACTGGATTAATGAATGGGTGGAAACAATTCGTGATGACCCTGATTTCTTAGTAGTGCATACGACGTACTTAGATGATAAACTGCATTTCTTGTCCGAACAGTATTTACACGATATTGAGAAGTACAAAGTTAATGATTATGACTATTACAGATGGCAATTTTTGGGTGAACCAGTTGGTCTTGGCACCAACGTCTATAAGATGGACTTATTCCAACGATTGGAACACTTAGAAGATTTAGATGATTCTGTTGTTGATTTGTATTTTTCTGCCGATGTTGGTCACTCTGTATCAGCTACTGCAGTTGGTTGTTATGGTGTAACTTATCATCGTAAAGTAGTGCTGCTAGATACTTGGTATTACAGTCCAGAAGGTAAGGTTGATAAGATGGCTACTGATGACTTGTCTAAGAACGTTCATGAGTTCATAGAGCGTATGTACGCTAAATATGGAAAACCTATCACAAACATGACAATGGATAGTGCTGAAGCAGCGTTGAGAAACCAGTATCACAAGGACTTTAGTGTTGATTGGCATCCAATAGCAAAACTAAAGAAACCAGACATGATCGATCGTGTGCAGAATTTACTTGCACAGGGTCGTTTTTATTATCTCCCTACTGAAACCAATCTGAATAAGTTCATTGAAGAGCACAAGCGTTATCAGTGGGACGAGAAAACACTACATGCTGAAAAGCCAGAGGTTATCAAGATAGCAGACCATACATGTGATAACTTCCAGTATTTTGTTCTTGACAATGAAGATGTGCTAGACCTTGCATGGTAGGAGCAATTATGACAATCAGAGATAAACTACACGATTTTTTTACGAAAGGAAAAATAAGCATGGGCTTTGGAAAATCACTTGCAAATATTACTGATGACCCACGCGTTAACTTGCCTGTCAGTGAAATTACAAGAATTAGAGAAGACTTGGACTATTACAGTGATGTGTTTGCTGATGTTCATTTCTACAATACGAACAACGAACGTCGTCAACGAAAGTTATCAACGCTATCTGTCACTCATCAAGCAGCGCGTAAATTAGCGTCAGTTATATTTAATGAACAGGTGACCGTATCTGTAACTGGTGAAAATATCGACACCTTTATTAACAGTGTGTTGACTGATAACTTGTTTAATTTGAAGTATGAAGAATATTTAGAAACTGGTATTGCTACTGGTGGATTTGCTATTCGACCATACGTGGATAATAACAAGATTAAATTAGCTTGGGTACGTGCGGACCAATTTGTACCGTTGCAATCTAACACAAATGATATTCAATCAGCGGTTATTGTCAATCGAACAACCAAATCAGAGAACAATAAGACTGTTTGGTACTCGTTACTAGAATTTCATGAATTCGATGGGATTAGTGAAGAAACGATTACTAATGAGCTATACCGCTCCGAAAACGTTGGTGAAATTGGACAACAAGTTAATTTAACTGTTCTTGATGAGTTTGCTGACTTACCAGAGCAAGTTATTATTAGCGACATTGTACGTCCTACATTCGCCTACTTCAAAACGCCTGGCAAGAACAATAAGTCAATCGAAAGCCCGCTGGGTATCGGGATTGTAGATAATAACAAACACGTTATTAATGCGATCAATACAGCACAAGACCAATTCCATCGCGAAGTAAAACTAGGCAAGAGGCGAATTGCTATTGATGCAACGCTTATGAAATCTAGCACTGGCCACGCTGGAGATGAATTGAATCAAGGCAAGCCCGTGTTTGATCCAGATGATGATGTGTTCATGCAAATGGGAAAGGCAAAAGACGGTAAGCCTATTCTTGAAGACTTAACCAATGACATTCGTGTACAACAGTACAGCGATTCACTTCAAGTGTTCATGCGTGAGTTTGAAAACAATATCGGGTTGTCACAAGGCACATTGTCTACCGATGCTACAAAGAGCGATAAAACAGCCACAGAAGTGGTTTCTGACAATAGTGAAACGTATCGTACTCGCTCAAGCTACATTACTCAAGTTGAAAAGCAAATTAAAGAGTTGATTATATCAATCGTTCAATTAGCTACTAAGCCTGAGTTGTTCGACAACCAATCAGCGCCACTATCAGTAGATTTAGTCAATAATCCATTAGAGATTAACCTACACTTTGACGATGGTGTGTTCGTTGATAAAGATAAACAGCTTGAAGAAGATTTAAAGGTTGCCGTTGCTGGATTTATGCCTAAGAAACAATTCTTAATGCGTAATTACGGTTTGAGTGAAGATGATGCCGACAAATGGCTTGCAGAGTTACAAAGTGAAGCGCCTGAAACAGACAATATACCTGATGAACAGGCTGGTATGCTTGGTGGTAATGACGGTGAAGGTAGTGGGGGCGATGATGAATGATTACGCCAAACACGATGCAACAGCAAGCAAATAGTATATCTGATATCTATGCGAAACTAGAACAAGATATATTTAAACTGCTGATTGATGCAGTTAAAGATAGCGATTGGGATAAAATAAATGGCGACAACGCTATGATGTGGCAAGTTGAACAGCTTAGTAAAATGCATGCGTTAACTCGTGACGTGATCAAGATAGTGGCTAAAGCTAATAAAGTATCAGAGCATGAATTAACAAGCATGATTAAACGTAACGGCTTGCAGATAGTGTTAGAGATTGACAAACAATTACAGGGAATCATGAAGAAACAAGTCACTGTTGGTGATGATGTTTCTAATATGTTAGATTCAATCATGCGACAGACATTCCTTGATATTAACAACAACGTTAATCAAACACTGTTGACTACTAATTACGAAAATAATGCAGCTATGAAGACGTTTCAAAGTATCGTCAAGCAATCAACGCTAGAAGTAACAAGTGGTCTTAAAACGCCAGAAAAAGCCGTTAGAGATAACGTGTATAAATGGGTTGATAAGGGTATTCAGACTACTTTAGTTGATAAAGGCAATCACGGTTGGTCATTGGAAAGTTATTCCAGACTGGTTGTTAATGCGACAGCTCATAGAACATTTAACGACTTGAGATTGAAACGTATGCATGATTACGGTATGGGACAAGCAATGATGAGTTCACACCCTGCCGCTCGTGAAGCATGTGCGCCCATTCAAGGCAAAGTGGTTAATGTTGTGACAAGCGACAATGAGGATTACAACCCAAAGTATGACAGTATTTATAATCACGGTTATGGAAACCCTCAAGGTACACAAGGAATTAATTGCTCACACACATTAACGCCCTTTGACCCAGATGTGAACACTGATGTTACACCCAAGCAATATGACCCTGACGAGGCTATGAAACGTAGCCAAGAGCAACAAAAGCAACGCAACATGGAACGAGCCATACGTGGTAGCAAGAAACGTTTAGCAGCGGCACAAGAACTAAACGACCAAGAAATGGCATCAAGAATGAAGTCTCGTATATCTAATCAGCAGAAAAAACTACGAGAATTTATTGGTGATAAAGACTATTTAGGGCGAGACTATAGCCGTGAACAAATCTACAGTAAATAGGAGAAAAACATGCATCACTATATTACGAAATACGAAGAAGATGGCGTTAGATATGCAGAAAGCTGGTTTCAAATCAATCTATTTAATTGGTGTTTTTGCCTTTTAAAGCGAAAAATAACCATCTAATTTCGTGGACCTGAGCACGTCCCTTATAAAAGGCTTTTTTAAGTTCAAAAAATTCGGTGACGTTACACCGTAAAAACACGAAGGAGATTTTTATGAACAGGGATACATTGCAAAAGTTTGGTCTATCAGACGAACAGGTAAATCAAGTCATGGCTGAGCATGGTAAGGATTTGGAGAAGTCAAAGGGCGTTGAGGGCGAGTTGGAACAGTTGAAACAACAAAACACTGATCTAACATCACAAATTGCCGAACGCGACAAGCAACTCAAAGACTTATCAGGTAAGGCTGGCGACAACGAAGAACTTCAAACTCAAATCAAGGCATTGCAAGACCAAAACAAGCAAGCTAAGACTGATTATGAAGCAAACATTGCCACATTGAAGCGTGATGGCGCTATTGAACTAGCTTTGCGTGAAGCTAAGGCTAAGAATCCAAAAGCTGTTAAGGCTTTGTTGAACGGCGACAACATCACGATTGATGACGACGGTGTACATGGTCTGAAAGAACAACTTGAGCAATTACAAGAAAGTGATGGTTATCTATTTACTGCTGAACAAGAAGGAACTAATCCAGGAATTAAAATCACTGGCTCTGGCAATCCTTCCGGTGGTTCAAATGAGGTACCAAAGCTTAGCGAATTGTCATACAAACAAGCGCTTGAACTTAAGAGCTCTAATCCAGAGGTCTACGAACAGGCGGTTGCACAAAATAAAGGAGAATAATTCATGGCAAATGATTTAACTACATTGGAACAAATGATTGACCCAGAAGTGATGGGTGAGATGATTCTTGCGCAACTACCAAAGGCAATCAAGTTTGGGGCTATTGCGCCTATTGACGACACTCTATCAGGTCGCCCAGGTGATACAATTACAGTTCCTCGTTGGAAGTATATTGGTGATGCGAAAGACGTTGCCGAAGGTGCGGCGATTGATTATGAACAGCTGACTAACTCAACTGACACATTTACAGTTAAGAAAGCCGGTAAGGGTGTTCAATTAACAGATGAAGCTGTATTGTCTGGCTATGGTGATCCAGTCGGTGAAGCAACACGCCAAATCACAATGGCTATTGCTGCTAAGTTAGATAATGATACTGTTGCTACTGCAGCAAAGTCACGACTAACATTAGCTAGTGCTGATTTTACAAAGTTAGACTTTATTGATGATATTGAAGCTGCATTCATTGATGATACATCTGACAACAACTTTGAAGGTGATGATGGTAGTGCACAAGGCGTTATCTACATGAATCCAAAAGACGTTAACAAAGTCCGTAAGGCTGCTGCATTGGATTGGGAACGTGCATCACAATTAGGAGATTCAATTCTATCTACTGGCGTGTTTGGTGGTGTATTGGGTTGGCAATTTATTCGTTCACGTAAAATTCCAGTTGGCTCTGCTGCGGTTGCCAAAGCAGGTGCTATGAAGACATACTTGAAACGTGCGGTCCAAGCTGAAAAGGATCGTGATATTGACCATAAGTTGACTAAATTTAACGCAGATATGCACTATGGTGTCGCTATCTATGACGACACAAAGTTGCTTGTAATCAAGCCATTTACTTATGATGATGGTACTGTTATCGACCAAAACGTTACTAGCTTAGAAAATACGTCAGTGCGTAAGTCAAACAAGACAAAGACGACAACTTCTGGTAGTGTAACAGGAACTACAACCAATGGTGGTACAACGTCAGGTAGCTAAGACGGTAAGTAATATTTACAGAAAGGAGTAAGTTATGTATTTAACTTATCCTGAATTTACAAATATATTACCTGATTCATTATCAGAAGATGCGTTTAATAAGCTAATTTCAAAGGCTGAAATACAGATTGATACCGTGACTAACTACTTTTATGGTATGCCTAATTCGCCTGTATTATCAGATGACGGTGCTTCTGAATATCCATGGATAAACGCTAGGGCTAAGGCGTTTAAACGTGCTATTGCTTTAACTATTGATTACATGGATAGAAACAGCGTTACTGATAGTTCTGATTTGAATAATGGTTCGTATTCAAGTGTAGAAATAGGCCGCACCACATTGCAATCTGCTAATAGTGATGGTTCATCATCAACTAGCAGTGGATTTGCTGTCCCCGATGAAGCACTGATGCTATTGGGTCGTTTCGGTTTGCGATATGGGGGTGTTGCTAGTGTCTAAAATACCTACAATACCGAAAAAATATGCTAATCAGCAAGTTATTTATCGTATGCCTAGTGGTGCTAAAGATAAATATGGCAAGCAAACACAAGTAGATGCGATCATTAATAATTGCGTGGTTCAACAAGAGACGATTTATTCAGGAACGAATAACGGTCGTCAAGTTGTTGCCAATGCAGTTATTTTTTTGTATTCAGACGTAACAACTCCAATCCCAAAGCTAGATAAAACTAGCCAAGGGAACAAGATTATTTTTGAGGGTGTCGAGTACACTATTCAACGAATAGTAGACAATCGTAATCCATTGAATAATGAAGTTTGGAGTTACGAAGTGGAGGTGTTGTGATGGCTATTAAACTGGACTTTGATAGAGCTAATCATATTATGGCTAGTTCAAACAAGAAATCATCACAATTTAAGGCTGCTAACCAAGCAATGATGGCTATGGAACGTTTCGTTCCGAAGTCTGACATGCAAAAGCAAAACAGATTGAGAACAGCATCTAATGTTTCAAATGATGGTGAACATATCATCTATACGATGCCTTATGCACGTGCTCAATTCTTTGGTGTAATTAACGGTAGCCAGATTCGCAATTACACGACATCTGGTACTAGTAGCCGTTGGGACAAGCGTTTGATAGGTGACAAATCATTGATGAAAACTGTAACAGATGTCTATGTAAAGGAGTTGATGAAGTAATGGATTTACTAGAAAGACTTGCTGATAAAATTAATCAGTTAGACAATTTACCAACTCAATTAATCATAGGACACTTGAGCAATGACAATGATTTTGGCATCTATTCACAACCTGGTTCACAAGTGGTTAGTCAGGATTGGTCGGGAATTCAAGAACGCACACTGCCTTTTGAGATAGCTTTACGCACTGATGATTTTGAATTAGGTAATAATACGTTGTGGAAGATAAGTGAGTTGTTGGATAACACGGACAGTTTGGAAACAGATGGTACGTATGATTTCAACAAGATAGATATTGAACCACAACCATTCGCAACAATGATAGACGTCTCTGAAAAAGGCGTTTTTTTGTTGGACTTTAATGTTGAAATAACACAACAAATTAATTTAGGAGATTAAAATGGCTAAAACATTTAATGAAAACTACCAAAATAAGTTAGAAATTGATACAACTGGCAACACAACGCTAGATGATGTTACTAAGGCAACGTGGGCGACGCTTGCTGCCGGTATTCAAACGATCACACCTTCTGCATCTGAAACAGCTGACACTACGCCTTACTACGATGGTGAAGGGTTCTCTAGTGTCGATGTAACTGGTAAGACGATTTCATTCGCTGTAGCCGGTCACCGCTTAAACGGTGATGAAGCACAAGATTATATTGCATCAAAGTACATCGGTGTTGGTGACACACTACACACATTGGCTCGTTGGACTGACCCATCAGGTAAGCAAGTCCAGTTCCCAGCTACTTTGCAAGCTATCGTGCCATTTGGTGGTGCTGCTAATGCAAAGCAAACATTTAGTTTCACGCTTGCAGCTAATGGTAAGCCACAAGTTGTAGTTCCTGGTACACCAGCACCGACAACTGGTGGCGGACAATAATATTGATCTAGCGACAACGGCTTAATCGTTCGAATGGGGTGAAAAGCCCAATTACATAACAATTCTAAGCGTTCATAAGGAGAACACACATGGCAATTAACATTACAAGTTTGATTATCAAGTCCGAGGACTTCATCATTGGCAAGAAAACGTATACAGCACGATATACGCCTGAAATTGATGAAAAGTACTCTGATTTGATGTTAAAGACAGGTGATTTGTATCGTCGAGTTGAAAAGTATGATGAAGACGCAACCTTGGACGAGCAACGTAAGTTGGTAAGCAAGTCATATAAAGAAATGTCTGACAACTCAAAAGAATATTTGGAAGCTGCAATCGGTAAGAAAGAAGCTGACGAAATCGCTCGCTACGCTGACAATCGTGCTGTAACTATTGTAAAAATTGCGCAAGCTGTGTTTGAAGCTGGTCAAAGTGATGAATTGAAGCAAAAGTATGGTAGCAATCGTTCACAACGTCGTTCAAAAGGCAATGACTAATGTTTTCATTTACCAAGCGACCGGAGACGACATTTAAATTACTTGATAAAGAATATCGAATTAATTTAGCTTTTAATGTTGTTATTGAAGCGTTTGGTGTTTTGGATAGTGATTTAGATGATGCTGAAAAAATTGATAAATGTTTTGATTTGTTGGTTGTTGATAGCATTCAAAGTAATGATATAGCAATTAAGGCAGATGTCATAAAGAGTTTGTTTGAGTATATCAATGAAAAGCCATACGGAAATGATGAAAGTGACTATAACAATGAAACACAAGTTGATGAGCCGTTAAGTAGTCAAGCTGATTATGATTATGAACAAGATGCTGGAGCAATCTATGCATCTTTTTTGAGTTTCTATCATATTGATCTAAATCAAATGATTGACCGTATGGATTGGCATCAGTTCAAAGCTCTGTTTGATAACTTGGGTCCGGATACTCCTATTCAAAAGATAAGACAATATCGAAGTGATGACTTGACTGGATATAAAGATAATCCAGAGCAAGCGCAATTCGTAAGTGAAATGAAATCCTATTATCAACTTGACAATCAGGTAGAAGGAGACGGATTTACAGGAAACGCATCCGCAATCTTCGACATGATGATGGGAGATGCTGAATAAACACAGAAAGGAGGAAACTGAATGGCTGATGGTTCAATTAACATTGATTTATTGTTAAATGATCAGACAGATAAGACTTGGAGTGAGTTCAAATCAAAGGCTGAAACTGCTGGTAAGAGTGGCTATGATAAATTTAAAGACGCTTTCAAGGGTGACCCACTTGTGGCGAAACTTGAAACAAAAGCTAATAAAGCTGGCATCAAAAACTTTCGAGAATTATTGAATCAACTACCGAAAGAAAAACAAACCGAACTACTAACTAAGGCAGAAAAAGGCGAAGTCATTAACTATGAAAAATTACTTCGTGAAATACCTTCTAAAATAACTTCTCAAGTAGAACTCAATGACAATGCCTCTACTGGTTTGCGTTCATTAAAAAACCAAGCAGAAGAAGTCGGTGATAAGTTTCATCGATTAAAAGATATTGCAATAGGAACATTCGTTGGTTCAACAATATCCGCCGGTGTGCGTACCGTGGCTGGGTTTATATCTGGATTAGGGCAAGAGGCGTTGAATTCATCGGACGCACTACAAAAGTTCAAATCAACTATGCAGTTGGGTGGATTTGGCGAAGATGAAATTGATAAAGCCACAAAGCAAGTTAAAAAGTATGCAGATGATACTGTTTATGATTTGAATACCGTATCAAACACGACTGCTCAACTTGCTGCTAACGGTGTCAAAGATTACCTTGGACTTACTGAAGCCGCGGGAAACTTAAACGCACAAGCGGGTGGAAATGCCGACACGTTTAAGTCAGTTGCTATGGTATTGACTCAGACAGCTGGAGCCGGAAAGTTAACCACGGAAAACTGGAATCAAATGGCCGATGCCATTCCTGGTGCATCTGGAGTACTACAAAAGGCGCTTAAAGAAAATGGTGCCTTTACTGGTAATTTCCGTGACGCTATGGCGGACGGACAAATCACCGCTGACGAGTTTAATGATGCTCTAACAAAGCTTGGTAGTAATGATGCAGCCAAAAAGGCGGCGACCTCAACCAATACTTTTGAAGGCGCTTGGGGTTCGCTAGAGGCAAACGTTGTTTCTGGACTGGATAATATGATTAATAAAATAGGTAAGAAAAATCTTACTGGGATTATTAATCAATTAGCAGATGTATCAACGAGTGCATTTGGTGCCATGGGAAAAGCTATTGCCAATGTCTTTGGATATATTAACAATCATAAAAAAGATATAACTGGTATATTAAACAGCTTGAAAGAAATATCTGGGGCACTTATTGGCGGAGCTTGGGATGTCGCAAAAGATACAATTACAGGTATAGCCAGTGCCTTTGGTTTAATTAGTAAAGATGGTAACAAAGCTGCAGACCCATTAAAAACTGTTAACAACTTGCTAGAAGAAATAGCAAACCACAAGAGTGCTTTAAAGGCTCTAGGTTCTGTAATGGTTGCATTATTTGCAACTAAAAAAATATATGGATTTATTGCTGGAATTGACGCTACAGTCAAGTCGATGAAAGAGCTATTGATCGTCCAAAAAATAGCTGGACTTATGGATTCATACAAGTTAGCACAAACGGCTGCCGCTGGAGGTACAAGCAAGTTAACGCTAGCTCAAACAGCATTAGGATTAGCCATGAAATCAATTCCGTTGGTAGCCATAATTGGCGGAATTGTTGCGGTTGGCGCTGCCTTTTATGAATTGTACAAGCACAACGAAAAGTTTAAAGGTTTTGTTGACGGAATTGTTAAGAGTGTTGGTAATACTTTTGGAAAAGTAGCAAAGGTAGCAGGAGACCTCTTTAATTCATTTAAAGAGGCTATGAAACCCATTACCGATTCATTGGTAGTTTTGGGTATGTCAATAGGAGAAGTGTTTGGTGATAGTTGGAAAGCTCTCACAAAAGCATTTAGACCGTTTGTAACCCTATTCAAAAGTATGTTTGATGGCGTTGGTGAACGAATTAGCAAATTAGCTAAACCGTTTGAGGAGCTAGGTGGAAAAGTAGGTAAAGTATTCAGTTCGCTGAAAGACTCGCTGAAAGATTTAATCGCACCATTTACCCACGCTGGAGATAAAGGCGGACCAATACAAGCTGTTGTCGAAAAATTAGATGGTATCAGTCAATGGTTTATCGCCAACAAAAAAGTATTCACTGACATCGCTGGTGTAATCGGTAAGGTTTTAGGGGCCGCATTTGTTGCCCTTGGGGCCATTATTCGTGGAACGTTTGAGTTGATTGTACCCCTTGTTAAACCAACGTTTAACATATTAGTGGCAACCGTCAAAGGTACTCTAGGAGTTATCTCTGGCTTGTTTAAGGCTCTCGGTAGCACCATTGCACTTATTCTAGACATTATTACAGGAAACTGGAAACATGTTGGAAAAGACGTAAAGGGCATTGTCAGCGGTTTAGGGAAGATAGTTACTAGCATATTAGAATCATTAGTAATTGCGGTTGGCAATATTTTTCACGGATTAGTGAAAGTCATTGATAAGGCTCTATGGGGTCTTGGAACAAGTAGCAAACCATTAGAACATTTTGCTGAGTCGGTCAAAAAAATATTAAGCAGTTTAGGTAAATGGTTCGAAAACGTTGGTAAATCGATTGGTAGTGGTTCTAATGCTATTGGTAAATGGTTTGATGGCCTTGTGAAAGGATTTATCAAAGGGTGGAACGCTTTTGTTAATACGGCTGTCAAATTAGCCAAAGGATTCGGGGCTATACTGGTGTATGCCTTATCAATACCTATCGGTTTAGCAATAGTGATTGCAAAGCGTTTTGTTGAACCATTTAAAAATATATTCAATGTATTAACAAAATGGGCGAAAAATATTTGGAATCCAATCGAAAAAGTTTGGAAAAGCACGTGGAATATTATTGAAAAATCGTTTGAAGTTGTTGGTAAATTAATAACTAAGTTTCTTAGCAATGAAATTAATGGTTGGAAAAAGATAATCACCATAGCATTGGGAATAATTGTCAAAGTATGGACGACTACGTGGAATACTATTTTTAAAATTTTAAAACTTATTTTTGGAGCGATATGGAAACTGTTAGAAATTGGAATAACAACATCCCAAAAAATAATCAGGCTGTTCATGAGCGCTATAGTAAAAATATGGCAAACAAATTTGAATTTGATTTTGAGAATTTTCAAGTTTGTATGGAATAGTATTGTTAAATTTTTCAAGCCCATCATCGAATGGCTAAGTGATGTAATTTCAGATACTTTGAAAGCGATCAAAAAGGTTTGGAATAAGACTTGGGACTCTATTTCTGATTTCTTCAGTGACACTTGGAACGGAATGAAAAAGTTCGGTTCTAAAGCCATCAACAGTCTGAAAGATACTTTCGATGACGTCCTTGGAAAAATTGGTAAGTCGTTTGGAGACACGTGGACTGGTGTTAAAAATGGTTTTAGCGACATGTGGGACGGAATGAAAAAGCTGGCAGGCGATGGTATTAATGCTGTTATCAAAATCCCTAATGCTGGTATAGATGGCATCAATGGTTTGATTCATGACTTTGGTGGACCTAAAAATGCATTAGGTAAAATACCAAAAGTTAAGTTTGCCAATGGTACAGGTGCGATTAATCAGCTGACACACGCTATCTTAAATGATGGCAATGACAGTCCTGAAACAGGTAACAAAGAAACGTTAATACACCCCAATGGCAAAATGGAAATAGTTCAGGGTATAAATACCGAACGTCTATTATTGCCGGGAACAGAGGTACTAAACGCTTCAGAAACAGCCATGATGATGGGTATGAGTGGCACTAAACACTTTGCTGGCGGAACCGGATTCTGGAGCAAATTAATATCGGGTGCAGGTTCTACAATTTCAAATGTTGCTGGTTCTCTATGGGGCGGTTTGAAAAACGGTGTCGAGAAATTTACCAAGATGTTTGGCTATATCACAGGAGCAGTCGCTGACCCGGCTGGAACTTTGGGGAAAGTATTAAACCTTAAAAGTGGTGGTGTTTCATCAGTCATGGATGGCGTAGCAGGTGGTGCTTATAAAAAGGTAACATCTACTGCTAAAGACTGGTGGTCAACCATGTGGTCAATGGCGAATGAAAGTTCGTCAAGTGGTACTGGTTCTAAGGGTGATGATTATGCATATAAGAACAAGTCCAAAGATTCTGGAGTTGACCCTTGGGGATATTTCTATCGTGAATGTGTGTCTTTCGTAGCTAGTCGATTGAAAAATATGGGCGTTAGCGCTGATTTATTCAGTCACTTAGGAAACGGTGCTGATTGGGTAAATGCTAGTGTTCCGCATTCAAAAACACCAAAAGTAGGTGATGTTGCTGTTTATGGTGCAGGTTCAGAGTTTGGTAATCACGCTGCCATGGTTACGGGTGTTCAAGGCGACAAGATAAGTGGTGAAGAATATAACTGGAGCGGTGACGGTCAATACCACACCTATAACGGACGTAAAGCATCAGGAGCTACTACATTCTTAGACTTTGGTAGAAGTACAGGAGCTAAAGCCAAAGAGGTTGCTACAAACAACCCACTATCTAAGTTAATCAAGAAGCAAACCGGTGGCATGATGGAATGGATTCAGAAGTTCATTGCACCAATTAACGACAGCTCGACAGGTACTGATAGTGATGTACAAAGTTGGAGCGGTGATGTTAAGAAAGCTTTGAGTAAACTAGGGTTAAGTACCTCAGGCTCAATGGTTTCTAAGATTTTGAAGCAGATTCAAACTGAATCAAGTGGAAACGCTAAAGCTATTGGTGGTAACGACGGCTTAGCCGATGGTAATGCCACAGGTTTGATGCAAGTTAAGCCTGGAACATTCAAGGCATATGCAGTAGACGGTCACAATAACATCATGAATGGTTATGACAATATTCTAGCTGGTTTGAATTACGCTAAGCATCGTTATGGTAGTGATTTATCATTCCTAGGGCAGGGTCATGGATACGCAAACGGTGGACGTACGAACGGAATTGGTGTTGTTGGAGAAGTTCAAGGAGAAGATGAATGGGTTACTAACCCAAATCGTTCTACGGCTGATACAAACATCATTGGTTCAATCAAAGAAACGGCTCAAAAGCAACCTAATAGCTTTGCTGCTAAATTAGCCGGAGTTATCAGTGGTGCAAAGAGCGGCATGCAAGCAATCACATCTCAGCAGCCAAGCATAGCGGGTTCATCTGCTATGCAATCAGCTAATGGTGGTATTGATTTGAGTGGTGACGTTCATATGACGGTTCAATTAGATAGTGGCGAGATTGCTCGGGCTACCTATCCAAAAATCAAGGTACTAAGAAACCAAGAAATTCAGATGAAAGGACAAGCGACGGGTAATACTTATGTCTACTAATTATAAGGGTTCAATCATAATTCAAAGGCGTGATGGTACAACCTACGACCTTGAAAAAGAAGGAATACACGTCGTAACATTCGACCCACCTTCAGCTAACTTTCAGCACACTTACACGCAAATTGGTAGGTATGGTGCTGAATTGTCTGATAGTCAGATTCAACAAACTACCATACCCTTAACATTTGATGTGTATGCTCGAGACAACTACGATTACGAATTACAAAGGCTCAAAGTGCTACGGATATTTAGTAGTACGGAGCCTTTTTATGTTATCAATATGCGTACACCGTTTTTGAGATGGAAAGTGGTTGCTGAGTCATTTACCTATCCACGATTAGGGAATTTTTGGAAAGCCAAAAGCGTAGCGATTAATCTAGTTTGCTATGACGGATTAGCTGAAAGTACAGCTACAACATTAGATCCATTTACTTTTGATGGTGGAACCTATGGCATTGGAATGGGTATACCATTCGATACACCAAAGTATACGTTCACCAATCAAACTAAATTTAATTTCTACAATCCGTCAATCATACCGTTATTGGCTAGTGAACGACCAGTTACTGTCACTTTCAAAGGTAACGTAGCTAGTTCATTGACTATTAAAAACACAACCACTGGCCAATCGTTTACGTATAAGAAGTCATTGAATAAGAACCAACAACTAGACATTATCGGATTAATTCCGATGGTAGATGGTACGCAAAGGTTTGGGAATGATTATTCTGACCGCAGCTTTGTTGATTATGCAATCGGTAATAATACTATTGAAATTGTTGGTTCAACTGATTTCACTATTTCATTTAAAACGAGGTTCTACTACTAATGTCTAATGTTATATATGTAAAACAAATATCGGTCGATGAAACGCCAGCAATCGTTTATAACCTTTCAATTACAGAAAGTTTAAACGAATTAAGTACTGTCTCATTCACGTTAGACGATAGTGTTCAAAATAAAGCTGCGACACTGATGATGTCACCACAGACAATGGTGTTAGTTCCCGAAACAGGCCAGTGGTTTAGGTTGACTACCGTTAATCCGGTTTCAGTTGGTAACACAAGGTCATATCAAGTTGCCGGCGTTCATGTCGGTACAGATTTGCACGATAAGTACGTTGAGGGTAGATTATCAAACACGCAAAGCTTGGACGCTTGTATGAAATATATTACTGATGGAACAGCGTTCAAGTATGTTATTCATGATACATTTAGTAACTATTCATTTAGCGATGGCTTTGGTGGTGATTTTTCAGACAGCCTGTTTATGAACACGTTGAAAGATGATTTTGGGTTTGAATTTTATTTTGATAATTGGGCTATTCATATTTACAAGAAAATAGGTCAAAGTGATCAGTTTGTATTTATTGATGGGTATAACGCTCACAAAATATCTTGGACGGAAGATTACAGCAACATTCGCACCAAAATAAAGGGATTAGGAAAGCAAAATGATGACGGTAGTTATGCAGCTACCGCAGAATACACTAGCCCTAACGCTTCTATTTGGGGTGTGAAACAAGCCGCTACTGTGCAAGATGATAGGTTCACGGATTCTAGCTCTCTGACTAGTTATATCAAGGGGCAATTGCAAGATTATCCAATTATCCAATACACCATGGAACGCGCCGAATTTGAACACGGAGCAAAACTCTCAGATATAAATAGTATCAAGATGGGGAACTCTGGTCTATTAAAAGACAGATTAGGTATTGACGTTGATACTAGAATTGTTGGAATGACATATTACCCACAAGATAGTAAACAGACTGATACTGTCACATTCGGGAACAAGATATTTGATTCTGCTCACAACTGGGCGATGCAGCAAAGGGCAAAAGACACCAACGAACATATCGGAAAGTCGGTTAAGCAGTTAACACAAGATGTTACATCAATGATGAACAATGGCGTTTGGTATATATGGAGTTAATATGACAGATTGGAATAATAAAAGGCCTGGAATAGTAGAAAACGTTAGCGCATTAGGAATAGGGAAAGCTATTTATGCAGCCCCTGACGGCAACAAAGAAACAGCTCGATTGTTGGTTGCTGCTGACGGTTTTCATTTTAAGCCTACTGACTTTGATGACTTAGTTTTACCTAGCTTGTCTTTTGAATCGACAAAAGGTACTAAATATGACTTGTCATTTGATGATGACGGTGCATTACTAATCAATGGTATTAAGTACACAGCACCAACAAATCAAGACGATGAAGTCATAAAGGGTAACAAAAATTATGAAGGTCAAACCAAGTTGTCAGGTGGGCTACAATTATTGTCACCTAATGGCATGGCGTTCAATGTCGTGGTAGATGATGACGGTAAATTAACAACAGAAAAGGAGGTAAGTAATGCTTGATTTGAATTTATCAAATAGTCTTGATCAAAGTTTGCGTAATCAACTAATTAGCAACTTTAAAATTATCGATCAAGCGTTGGGCGGCAATCAAGGTGTTTCACAAGAACAACTGGACAATGCTCTGAAAGGCATACGAAACGTCGCCTACACAATCAACGCCGGTAGCGATAAAGGTGAATCATCAACAGAAGTCCAATTGATGAGAACAAACATCAATGGGCATGTGTTTGAAACAGCGCCACAAAGAATTGATGTGATAGAACGCGCAATTAAACGATTAGGAGGTACTTTAGATGTCTAATCAATATTTGTCATTTGATGTGACTAAGCAGTCAACACCGCAACAATTAATTACTGGCCGTCAAGGTGATAGCCAGTTAAAATTTGTGACCATGCTGTTCTGGGACGGTGATAAGAATGTTCCGTATGATTTAACTGGCAAGCAGGTGGCGTTTGAAGCACTCAAACCAGATAACACTCACGTTGTTGATTATGAAGGCATTAGCATACTTGATGCGCCGGCTGGACTTGTTCGTTATAGCTTTAATGAACAAGTCTTTTCAGTTGCTGGAACAATGCAACAAGCTTTTTTCAAGATTACGCACACCGATGGCGATAATAATATGATTGCTGACTCAACATTGGAAGTTAATATAAATATCCTAGAAAATCGTGTGGAATTTGGTATTAATTCAAAAGACTATTTAAGCGAATACGATGATTTAATTGCCCAAGTAAAGAAAAAATTTGATGATTACGCTGCTACCGTTCAAGATAGTATTAATAAAGCGCAAGCGCTCCATGAGCAAATCGTTGCGTATACGAATTTAATTAATCTCAATCACGTTGTTACTTTTGGGTCTGAAGATAATTCTCAATTATATTCAAATGGAGAAAAAATATACCCCAAAACTAATACAGATGCAATCAATGATTTTGACGACAAAAGTTTATTAGTATATAAGAACCAAAGAAATAATAATCCTACACTAATAAATAATGAGAGCTTTTTGAAATATAAAATGATGTCCATAACCAAATATATTGATACAACCAATGAGCCGTCGCTTTATCAAAAAATAGCGAATTATGGAGCAGATACTTGTTTGGTACCTATGGTTGGTGTAGATGGACTTAACGATAATAATCCTATAGCGCAAAGCCATTCTGACATTCAAAATGAAATTGATAAAATAAAATCCTCGGGATCTAAACTAGTCATGCTTAAGCCACATATTGGACTGAACACAGGTGGCGATACACTGAATAGGCATGATTATGCACCAAGCGATGTCGGTTTGTTTTTTAAAAATTGGAAAAATATACTGCTAGATTACGCCAATTTAGCCGAAAAAAACGGCGCCGAAATACTATGCATAGGATGTGAACAATATACAAACATAACACCTGTTTATGAAGAATACTGGATAGATATATACAACACACTAAAATCATTACACCCTAATCTTAAATTGACTTATGCAGAGTCTATATTTGAATGGTTAGATAATGGACGAAGTTATATGATTAATAAATATGTTGATATCATCGGTTTAAACATGTACCCAAGTTGGTCAACAGACAAGGTAGGTATCTATAATAAACAAAACATACTAAATGCGTGGTATTCAGATGCGGGAGGATATAATTATCAATTAGCTGCTGATAATCTCGCAAGAAAATTCAGGAAACCTGTAATAATTACTGAAACAGGTGTTACGCATTTTAATGAATCTTTGAATCATCCACTCAACGTAATTAATAAATCTGATTCAGAAATAAACTATGATATAGCTGGTTATGCTATGAATGCTTTTTTTACAGCAATAAGTCAATCAAACGCAATTATTGGTTTTGCTTGGTGGAATATGTCGGGGCAATTTACTATATTTGACAATAACGTTAAAGAAACTTATTCGGAAAAAGTATTTAAACAATTTTGTAAAGAAGGGACATTAAGTTATGACGCCATATAACCCATTAAACCATAATTATGCAGGTGACCCACATCCTCAATATAGCAATGTTATGATTTACGATTCAGCATACATTTCTGAAGCCGACAAAAATTATTCAAAGCTGGTTGACGTTAATCTTATATATGATGCTAAAAATTTGTCTACGGGAAGTAGGAATGGTGTCAAAAGATTGTTTCTTATTATTGATTTATTTGACCAAAGAACACAAAATTCGCAAACTTTTGGAAGACTGACTTTAGATTTTAATCATATCGGTAAAGAAGCAATAGTTAATAATTCATATAGTATATCCAGTGGCATATATCACACTAGTGATGGTTCTCAACCGAGTGGTAAGCTTCCGTTTCATCCTGATTCTGTGGTTTATGTAAGTGATACTGGACAGGTAGATGCATCAGGATATTCTATATATAATATCCAAGTATTTGTTTCTGGAAACCAATATGGAAGTTTGCGGGCGATACCAAAAACATACTATGTTGACAAACCCAATAATTTCAATAAACAGAATATGTTTGATTTTAAATTAACCATGAATAATTCTAATTTAAGAGATTGCTATAACTTTTTATTTTCAGATTTTGTATCAAATAAATTATATTCTAGTACAGATTTAAATAGCATCTCAAAGAATGCTGTTACTTACAACCAGCAAAGCAGTGACTTTTATAAGAGACAATATTTATATTTGACTAATGGTTTATCATCTTCAACACCGCCAACATTAACAACAAAAAATGGCTGGGCAACTCTGAATATGATAAGTGTTACAAGCCCGGATAATCAACAGATATTAGCGACGATACCACAGGGATTTTCTCCAACTGAAAATATACTTCAAATAGCGAATGTGTACTTAAACTTATCAGATGGCTCATCAATTGCATTGCCCGGCAGTGTTTATATTGAAAAATCAGGAATAATTAGGACAAATTTGCCACCCTATGATTATATAAAGGTCAAGAATGTGTCGTTAACGGCTTTTGTTGTTTATCCGTATTACTAATTTAAAGAAAGAGAAGAATAATCATGTTTGATATAGAATTCAAAGATATTAATAATGTTGTAGTTGCAGTCGGATTCGCAACACTAAATGGGACCGTGGACTTTCATTTTTCAGTAAAAGACCGAGTTGCTTATGAAAAAGATAAAAGTAACATAGATCGTCAAGAAGAGAATTTTAGAGCGAGGGTTTTGCAAGCAGCAGACATCATGGGAATTGCATCCACAATGGGACAATAGCAGAATTTATTGAAAAGGAGATATAATATTTATGCCGTTATATGAAGAAAATAGTAATACAGAGGAACAGATTAATTTCTTTGTTCCATCAAAAGATGGAGCGCCAAAGTTAAGTTCAGATGCTATGGAAATAGACTTTAATGCCATTTCTGATAGGCCTCTTATAATAACAAACAGTGGAAAAGTTATCCAACTAGCACTGAATTCCAAACTATCAATCGCTATGGTGTCGGAATCTGTTTTGGCATTAGGAGTTGACCAAAATACAGGGGAGCCCTTTTCTTCTTCTGAGGTAGGATCGGCTCCAAATGGCGTTATTATAGGTTATATCAGAAGAAAAGAAAACAAGTTTACTATTTCGGGGCCCCTTTCGGATGCAATTAGAGTAGACGGGGTGACTTATAACGAATACACATCTGGAGGGACAAAAGTCGAATTTGGATACTCTCCTAACGGAGTTCCGGACTTCAACTCTAAAACATTTGAAATCGATATGCATTCGGTATACGGCTCTCAACCTTACGTTACTTACAACGGGGAAACACACCTTATTCCAATTGGTGCAAAAGCAATTCCTGTTGGTAGTTTGCCTCAAAATGGCGGTCGTTCAATAAAACTTTGGATTGATTTGGGTGATAATAAACTGTATACGACCTCCTATGCAGAAAAACCAAACTACAACTCTCAACTAATTGCGTCCATTTTTGTTTCCAATGGAATTATTCGTTCAACAATTAATATGACTGTTGACGGTCATTTCCCAGATGAAGAATTCTTCAGTTTCACACCATCACACAATGGAAATCCGTTCTATGATGTAAAAACAAATACACTAGACTTCAACTGTTATAGCGATAATGCATATGTGCGTTATAACGGTGTTAATAAACAAATACCTTTAAAGTACTATATCAATGTTCCAGAATTAATAGCTGGTTCAACTGCTCGAATACTGTTCAATCCAACTACGGTAGAGTTTGCAACAGCGGGTTGGCAAGTAAACATTCCGGCTGGTTATATTCAGGTTGCAAGCATTCGACTAACAAGAACCAGTGGTGCAATTAGCCAAGGAGCATTTGAAATAGATTACCTTGGTAATCATGGTAATAATGGCTATATAAAGCAATCAAAATACATCAAGCAAATTGCTCATAGAGGATTTAATGTTAGTGCACCAGAACAATCAAAATTAGCGTATATATTGGCATCAACATATGGAGTAAATGAATGGGAAGGTGATATTCAGTTTACGTCAGATAATGTTCCTGTGCTATGGCATGACGATAACGTCAAAGGATACGCGGTTGATTCCAATGGTAATACAGTAACAGCAGATTTAAATATTAGCAAAACCACATATGGCGATTTAATGAAGTATGATTTTGGCTATTCAAAATCTCCTAAATATAAGGGGACAACTATTTTGAGTGTAGAAGAAATGTTTAAGTTGGCTAGAATATATGATGCTAATATGCACTTAGAATTTAAAAATAATTATGACGATGATAAAATTCAGAATCTGGTAAACCTAGTAAACAAATATGGTATTGAAAAAAACCTGTCTTGGCAGTCATTCAATTCAACATATTTTTCAAGAGTTGTTAAATTACTACCTAAAGTTCCACTTGAATTTTTAACAATGTTGAATGATGATAATGAAGTAACTAGGCTGTTGGCTGATATGGACAGTTTCAAAAGTGACGGACGAGAATTAATAGTGAGCGCTGATTGGTATAACGCAAGTGTTGATCGAGTCAATCGTGTTACTGACTATGGATATCATGTGTATATTTGGACAGTTGATGATGTGAATTCGGTTAATAAGTTTTCTGATTGTCTTGTTAGCGGATTTATGACTAACGGAAACGTTGATATTAATGGGGTAATTAGGAGAAAAATATTGTCATAAAAATTGTAACGATTTTCGTTGGTGTCAGTTTGGTTTTTATTATAAATAATAAAATAAATTTGTCATATTCAGGATCTCGGAAAAAGTGACTTAAAAACCATCCAAACAGATGGTTTTTTGTTTTGGAAAAAGGAGGTGAGAGATGCACGGAGCATTGGGAGAATTGTTTGATGAAATAGGGTGGGCAGGTGGTGCGATTACGATATTGACAGGTACTACGGTATTAGGTTGGATAAAGGTATGGACTGGACAGTTTAGACTTTTGAAATCAGCTAGTCTAGCTACGCTACACTCACAACTATATGAAAAAGGCGGCAAGTATATTAAACGCGGTGAAATAACGCTAAGCGAACTTGATGACTTAGAGTATACCTGGAATGCGTACCACGGCTTGAAAGGTAATGGAACTGGAGAAAAGATATATCAAAAGTGTCGTGACTTGCCTATCGCGGATTATCAGACTAATTCAGATTGGCAAGAAGTCGAGGAAGTAGCAGCAGAACACGAAGCTAAGCGCAATGCCTAGCTTTTTTATTTGGAGGAAAATGAATGAATAAATTAAAACGATGGGTAGTCGCTTCAATCGGAGCGGTTGCCTTTTTTGGTGCAATGATAACAGGCGTATCAGCCAATACGAATGGTATTGATGTTGCCAGTTATCAAGGCACAACCACAAGCTATTTCAGCCAGTTTAAGAGTTATGGTGATAACTTCACTATGGTTAAGCTAGGCGGTCGTGGCGGTGGTGAGGGTGCTCATTATAGTAACCCTAAAGCCTACGCACAAATTCATAACGCTGATGCAGTTGGTATGCAAACAGGTGGTTACTTCTGGGCACAAGTAGGTGATTCAGTCAGTGAAGCTACTTATTCAGCTCAATTGGCTGTTCAGGATGCGCAAAATGCAGGTCTGGCTAAAGGTTCATACATCGCTATGGATTATGAAGCGGGAGCCGGTGCAAACAAGGCTAATAACACAACGGCTATTCTAGCATTCATGGATCAGATTTATGCTTCTGGATATAAGCCTATGTTTTATAGCTACACAAGCTACGTCAACTCATACGTTGATTTGAGCCGTATCAATGCACGTTATCCAAACGCTTTGTGGATGGCTTGGTATTTAACTACAGCACATCAAGCAACACCGCCTATGCAATATTTCCCTAACTACTCCAACGTGAAGATTTGGCAATACGCAGATAATCACTACGGAGTTGACGGCAACGTCATGGTGGTTGGTTCATTGGATAACAACAAGCCAGCTGAGCAAGTTGCTTCTAAGCCAAGTCAATCAACTAACACGCCAAGTACACCAGCTAAGACACAATACGCTACATTTAGCGGTGTATATGTCGCTGATTACTGGGTAGGTTATAATAACAAAATGTATGGTGTTAACTTTGATATGAGCATTAAGCCTATTGACTATAATAACTATATTCCTATCTCAGCTATGACATTGACTGACCGTTACGGCAACAAGTTGCGCAATCAATATATTCAAGGCAACAACGGACATATGGAGTACTTCACTTTGACTGGCAAGTACAAGGTGATTAGCCAAACAGCCACAACAATTAATGTTGAAATTGGCGGCGAACCAGTCAGCATGATGAAGGCGTTTGCGACAATTAAATAAGGAGAAATAATGACATTTAATGTAGATTCAAATATCGCAATTCTAGTGATCGTATGGTTAATTGTGCAGGTGCTAAAACCTACCGAGATTAACAACCATCTGTTACCTTTGATAGCTGTAATTGTAGGTGCCTTGGTAGCGGTAGGCTTGTCGTTCTACACCAGAGATACAAAGCTAGTGCAAGATATCGTGCTAGGCATATGGGCTGGATTTGCTTCAACAGGATTGAACGAAACAGCAACTAAATCTATCACATCAATTATTGATGGCTTCGCAAATGGATTTGGTAAGGCAGAAGATAAGAAAACCGAATAAACACAAAAACACCCAACCAGATTAATTTTTGGTTGGGTATTTTTTGTTGACAGCGTATCTTGTTAAGAGTATATTCAACACATTAGACGGATTATAAGATGACTATTTTGGAAAGTGGGAGTAATTTTATGTTGAATGATATAGTGTCAAATATTGCTATAATAACATCAATTTCCTCAACTTTAGCGGCTATTGTTGGTGTAGTTTTAGGCGTAGCCAATTATTCCAATGCGAATAAGCAAATAAAATTAAGTAATAAGCATTTTATGTACGAAAGACGAGTTAGTAGCTATATGTTTTTGAGTGATCTAATAGCATTATTTAATTTAGAAAAGGAATACCTCATAAATGAACAAAAAAATGATGATCCAATTTTTGGTGCAGCTGACATTATATTTCAAACCCTAACGAATACTTCAAGGCTTTCTGATTTAATTAATGAATACACAAATCCGTTAAAAGATGTTGATGAACATAAAAAATATTTGACCATGATTGAAAAATTCCAATCACAGGGACAAATGTTTGAATTTGAGTTTTCGGGAGAATCAGGAGCAACAGCAAACTGTTTTATACAGCAATATTTTGATTTTTTAAGTCAACTAATGAGTTATAAAATACTATACGAGAAAATTAAGGAGTATCAAGGCAACCCAAATAACCTACCAGATGGTCAAAGAGAAAAACAGTTAGATATTTTAACAACTTTTGGTGAAAAAAAACACAGAAAAAAACTTTTTGATAGTTTTGATAAATTGGACAAAACCTATTCAAAAATGATGGAGGGGAAAATAATATCGGAATTAAAAAAACAAATTGAACTAATAAAATAGTTGAATACCTTGAAGCTTTTTATTTTATTAAGCTGTGATATAGTGATTTATGAATAAAATTAAACAATTACAAACAAAACACTGTTAAAATAAAGTAAAGTCTGTTAATATAAATTTATAGATGATACTATATACAGTATCATTTTAGAGGGTAGTATGAGTAAATTTGAAAAAAAGGTAGCCAAAATGCGGAATAATCCGCAGGGATGGGGAATAGACGACCTAAGACCAGTCTTCGAGCGATATGGTTTTGTGGAGGGACCAGCAAACCCAGGAAGTCATGTTAGTTTCAGCCATCCCAAATTAGAAAAAATAAATACTATCCCCGTACATAAACCGATAAAGCCTGTTTATGTAAAACAGTTAATCGATCAGATTGATTACCTAGAGGAGAATAAGTTATGCGTGATTTAAAATACTATCAAGAAATAGAATGGCCTGTCACTTTGATACAGGAACATGATGACGGAGATTATTTTGTTGCCACAATAAAAGAAATGCCTGGATTGATTGCAACCGGAGATACCCCGGAAGAAGCAATATCAGAAGCAAAGGATGCATCAAACGCTTGGTTAGAGTTAGCTATACAAAAGGGATACACAATAGTAGAACCAGACGTGTCTGATGTTTATAAAAACTTTTCTGGCAAGGTTTCCTTAAGGATGCCTAAAACGCTTCATAAACGTTTGACTAAACTTTCTAAATTGGAAGAAATGAGTTTAAACTCATATATTAACTACGTAATCGGTTTAGGTATCGAGAGTACCGTTACATATGAAAATATTTCCATTGAACCAGAAAAATATGTAAAAAATACAGGTGAAGAAAAATATAATGCTATAGCAAATAATATAATCGAACTACCAGTAGCAAGCTAA